ACGTTGACGATGCGGCAAACGCAGGAGATGGGTCAGCCGAGCGAACTGGCTGTATCGTTAAGCGATCAACCTGCATTAAGTTCTATGGTTGGCCCAGAGATGGCATTATTAGCCGGAATGTTGGGTGGGCCTGGAGGAAAGGCTAAGGGTTTAGCGTCGTTAAAAGATGAATTAGCGCAATTTATTACAAAAGATAAAGCTGATACTGCGGATCGTATGCGCCGGTTAGATGAGGACGATATGTTAACGCGGTTAGCGGATCAAGATCGTATTGACCGTAGCCGAGCGGAACAGTTAGAGGGGTTGAGTGAGCGTAGCGATTTTAATACTCGTTTAGAAGGAGGCGAAATGTCTCGCGAGTTCGAATCAGCATTACAGGATTTGCAAGATTATAATGCAAGCCGAGGTAAGTCTGGGATCCAAAAATTACGCGAAGAGCTGTTTAGTGATCCTGACCAAATGGCAGGTGGTGGGCGTCCAGGGTTGTATGCAAATATCGCCGCAAAGCGTAAGCGGATAGCTGCGGGTTCCGGTGAGAGGATGCGAAAGAAAGGTGAGGCTGGCGCACCGACTGCTGAGAATTTTAAGCAGGCTGCAAAAACCGCTAAAAAGGCTAACGGTGGTGGTTTAAGTTACGCGAAGGGTTATTACGGGAAGTCGTATAAATGAGTACGGCGATATTAGATATTCAAAAATCTAAACTTGCAGGGATACAAGACGTTGTTTCTGCCATTTCAAGAACCCGTCCCAACGCGCCGTCGCCGTATATTAATACGCATCACTTTGCTCCTGGAATCTATATGCGAGCGTATTACGGGGTCAAAGGTTCGGTAGTCGTAAGCCAAGTTCATTTACACGAGCATATGACGATATTAGCAGCGGGTCATTGTCGCGTTATTTCTACGATGCAAGACGAAGAACGGATAGACGTTTATAAAGATTTCGCGATTATGAATACGCCTGCGCATACGAAACGGGCTTTATACTTTTTAGAAGATACTACGATTATTACTGTCCATCCTAATCCTGACGATATCCGAGATATACCAGAATTAGAGCGGATGTTTGTTGTAGATAATTTCAAGGATATTGAATAATGGCATTTGTAGTCACCTCAGTAGTTATCGCAACGGGCACAGCCGCATACGGCGCAAGCCAATCACGCAAAGCCCAAAAACGTGCTGAAGAAAACGCTCAAACTCGTGCGTTAATTGAAGGGTCTGCCCCGAATATCGCGATGGTTAAAGAAATTGTCCCTGAAGAAATACAGGGTAGCGAAGTTACTGGATTAGAAGACGCGTTAAAAGCGATGGATTACGAAGGCGGTCAGCCCCCGATTCCTGGAGTACCAGAACAAGGTGCGTTACCAGCTGATGTTTCTGAAGAAGAACTGATGATGATGTTAGAGCAGCAGGGCGGGTTAGAAGGTTTGTTGCCGCAAGGTATGGCCGACGGGGGGCCGGTAGGGACACCTGGAGATGTATATTATTTTGGTGTTCCGCAAATTATGGGGATGATGCAAGACCCCGATCCACAGATCCAGCAGGTTGGTATGCAACTTGCGGATCAAATGGAAACGATGCCCGACGCAGGAATGGTGCCAGCTACGCAACAACAAATACAAACGATGGCTAACGGGGGCGCTGTTACCGCAAAAAAGTTTTCTAACGGAGGGATCACTGACGATGAGCTACAAAGGAGAGCTGGGTTAGATCCTCTACAAGAACTTGAAAGATTAAGGGGATCCACAAAAAGAGATTTGTTATCAAGTCTTGGGTTGCCTGAAGATTTTGGAGAAAGGAATAGAGAAGACGTTCTGTTTAGTGAGTTAATAGATCGTTTAGATTTGCCTGTAGATATTCAAAAAGAAGGCGACGAGTATTCGATGTCTAAGATATTCGGAGACGAAGATTCCTCATTACGTTTAGGTGCTTCGACGAACCGTGGTGATCCGCAAATAAGGTTAGATTTCCAAAAACGATTTGCTGAAGGTGGACCGATAACTGAGGAACGGCTAAACCAGCTTAGACGCAGTTGACCACTCCACTTGAACAGCTAAAGGAAGTAGACCTTTCCCATCTGTCGAAAGATGAAGCGAAAGAGTTTACCCTTCTCCTAGAGGAATTAGAAAAGCGTGAAAAGCGTGAAAGTTCTATGGCGTCGTTTTACGATTTTGTTAAAACGATTTGGCCAGAGTTTATTGCGGGTGCGCACCACAAAAAGATGGCCGAAGCATTCGATAAAATCGCCAGCGGAGAATCAAAGCGCCTCATAATCAACATGCCTCCGCGACATACGAAGTCTGAATTTGCTTCGTATTTGTTCCCAGCTTACTTATTAGGTAAGCGTCCTAAATTAAAGATCATTGAAGCCACGCACACAGCTGACCTTGCGATCAACTTTGGTCGTAGAGTTCGTGACTTAATTGAAAGTGAAGAGTATGCGGAGATATTTCCGGCTACCGAACTAAAGGCTGACTCGCGAAGCGCGGGTAAATGGAATACATCGCAGGGCGGTCAGTATTATGCGGCGGGTATTGGTGGTGCACTCGCGGGTCGTGGTGCTGATTTGTTTATTATTGACGATCCTCATTCTGAACAAGACGCTTTTTCGGATAAAGCGTTAGAAGAAGCGTATGACTGGTATCAAACTGGCCCCCGTCAGCGCCTTCAGCCAGGAGGTGCGATCGTTATTGTAATGACTCGTTGGTCTAAAAAGGACGTAACGGGTAAATTAATTAAGCGGATGACGCAAGAAAAGGGTGGCGACGAATGGGAGGTTATTGAATTTCCCGCGATATTACCATCAGGTAAACCGCTATGGCCTGAATTTTGGTCATTAGACGAATTAGAAGCGACTAAAGCGTCGATACCTCCGTCTAAATGGGCAGCGCAGTATATGCAGCGGCCTACGGGCGAGGGTATTTCGATTATTCCTAAAGAATGGATAATGGAATGGCCTAGAGATAACCCTCCATCTTGCGATTATTTGATCCAAAGTTACGATACGGCGTTTTTAAAATCCGAAAGATCCGACTATACAGCGATAACCACGTGGGGGGTGTTCTACCCCGAGGGTAAAATCGGCGATGAACACTATAGTGGGCAGGATGCGCATATAATTTTGTTAGATTGCGTAAAAGAGCGGTTAGATTTCCCTGAACTCAAGCGCGAAGCGATGCGTTTATACGAACATTGGGAGCCTGATTCGGTAATTATCGAAACGAAAGCCTCTGGTATCCCGTTAACGCAGGAATTACGGCGACAGGGTATCCCAATAAATACCTTTTCACCGAGTAAAGGTCAGGATAAGATCGCTAGATTAAATGCGGTGAGTGGAATTTTCCAAGAAGGCCGTGTTTGGGTGCCTGATACGAACTGGGCGCAAGAATTAGTAGACGAAGTTGCTGATTTTCCGAACGGGGACAACGATGATTGCGTAGATGCAACAACTTTAGCCCTAAGTCGCTTTAGACAGGGTGGATTTTTGCGATTAGATGGCGATTATGACGACGAAGAAGAATATTATCCGAAAATACGGGCATATTACTAATTTACCGTTGTAAAAAACTAGAGTAGGGTAGCGTTCCATGGCTGAAGTGCAATTCCCAGAAGAGTTTGACGGCGAAGAACGGGTAGAGATCCTGTTTGACGAGGAAGATAACCTCGTTGACCCTTCTATGTTAGAAATGGAAGTAGATATTCCGTTTGAGGAAAACCTTGCGGAGTATTTAGACCCAGCTACCCTGTCTGAAATTTCTAGCGAACTACTTAATTCGTATGAAAACGATGTTGACTCCCGTCAAAACTGGTACGAAACATTTAAAGACGGTTTAGAGCTACTAGGTATCGAAAATGACCCTCGTAGTGAACCGTTTGAAGGCGCGAGCGGCGTATACCATCCCGTATTAGCTGAAGCGGCTACGCATTTTCAAGCGCAAGCATATAAAGAACTGTTACCAGCTAACGGCCCTGTAGATACGAAAATTATGGGCGCTTCTAACGATCCTAAAGCGATGCAAGCTAATCGCGTTAAGGATTTCATGAACTACCAGCTGATGTATAAAATGGACGAGTACGATCCTGAAATGGATCAGATGTTGTTCTTTTTGCCGTTGGCAGGTTCTGCGTTTAAGAAATGTTATTACGATCCTACGATGGGTCGTGTTGTTTCTAGGTTTATTAAAGCTGAAGATTTAGTTGTCCCGTATAGCGCGACAGATTTACATACATCACCTCGTATTACGCATCGTTTAACGATGACGGAAAATGATCTTCGTAAACTACAACTCAGTGGTTTTTATATAGACGAGGAGATGAATCCTCCGTCTTATTCTGACGATAGCGATTCGGTACAGCAAAAAATTGATCAGCTAGACGGCGTTACTCGTACAGGGAACCAGCACGACTATACGCTGCTTGAGTTTCACGTCGAATTAGATATCGAAGGTTTTGAGCATACAGATAAAGACGGAGAGCCCACTGGGTTGGCTATTCCGTATATCGTAACGATTTGTAAAGATAACAACAGTGTTTTATCAGTTCGTAGGAACTACGAAGAAACTGATCCTATGCGTAAAAAGATTGAATATTTTACGCATTATAAATTCCTTCCAGGATTAGGGTTTTACGGTTTCGGTCTAATCCATATGATTGGTGGCGTTACGAAATCAGCGACCGCAATCCTCCGACAACTTATTGACGCGGGTACGTTAGCAAACTTACCCGCTGGATTTAAAGCGCGTGGATTAAATATCCAGCGTTCTGATGATCCAGTACAGCCTGGAGAGTGGCGGGATGTAGACACTCCTGGAGGAACTATCCGCGATTCCTTTATGCCGCTTCCGTATAAAGAACCTAGCGCAACTTTAGCGCAGTTATTAGGACTACTCGTAGAGTCTGGACAGCGGTTTGCGTCTGTAATGGACAATCAAACTGGCGACGCTAACTCTAACGCCCCAGTAGGTACTACCGTTGCGTTGTTAGAAAAAGGTCAGAAAGTTATTTCTGCAATCCATAAGCGGTTGCATTACGCGCAGCGTAACGAATTCAAAATACTAAAGCGACTATTCGGCGAGTATCTACCTCCTGAATATCCGTACCAAGTGCAGGGCGCACAGCAAACTGTTTTCGCTGAGGACTTTAACAACAGCGTAGATGTTATTCCTGTTTGCGACCCTAATATCTTTAGTACGACACAGCGAATTATTTTAGCGCAGACTCAACTTCAGATGGCTCAGAGTGCACCTCAGATCCATAATCTGAAAGAAGCGTTCCGCAAGATGTATATCGCGCTGAACATTAAAGATATCGACGATATCTTAATGCCAGATATGGCTCCTGCGCCTAAAGATCCCGTCCAAGAAAATATGGACGCATTGATGAGTGCTCCTTTACAAGCGTTCATTCAACAAAACCATGACGCCCACGTTCAAGCACATATGGCGTTTATGCAAAATCCTCAAACACAGCAGAACCCACAAGCGATGGGCGCACTCCAAGCGCATATTCAACAGCACCAAGCTCTGAAGTATCGTATTCAAGTGGAAGAAATGTTGACTCAACAAGGTATCCAGCTACCACAGCCAGGGCCAGATGGTCAGATGCCGCAGTTACCTCCAGAAGCCGAAAGCCAAATTGCTATGGCAGCTGCTCAGGCGACTCAGCAGATTACTGGTCAAGAACAAGCTCTTGCTCAAGCGATGGCCGCACAGCAGCAAGATCCTCAGCGCCAGATGTTCGAAGAACAGATGGAATTAGAATTCGAAAAACTCAAACAGCGTGATAAAGAATCCGAGCGTAAAACGCAGTTGGAAAGAGAGCGTATTGAATCTCAAGAACAACAAACGGATATCCGAGTAGCCTCTGAACTACAACAAGCAGAGATGCGCGACGATAGAGAAGTAGATTCTAATTTGACTGAGATTGCAAAGATTGTTCGGGAGTCACAGGAAAGGGACTAAGTGTCACACTTAATAAGTAATATTCCACATTTCAATTGTTGGGTTAGAAAAGAGTACACACATAATCATTTACAGTATCACGGAGAGTATTTACATGCAATAGCTATTGCGGTAAACACTATCCCAGATAGATGTTTATCCTTTCAAGTCGTATTTACAGGATACGAATTGAATGAAGATGAAGATTCTGAAAATCTTCATGGTGGAGCGATGTGGGCTAGGATGCCTATTACCGCTTTAGTTGCTGACGCGATGATTGATGAAATGCCTGAATCAATGGCAACTCATTTAGCGCAGCCTTGGGACTGTAGTTCCCGAGACCATGAGGTTATTGTTATGGATCGTGTATCTTCTAGCCCTTGGCTATGTAAGATAGATAGCGAGTTCCATACAGGGAAGTATTTGTTTACTGTAGATTATACAGGAAATGATATAGCTGATGATCCTGCGCAGCATAAGCAGAGTCATGTTATTCAGCTAACTGATGCAGGAAAATGGACAGGCAATATTGTGGCGTTGCCTAACAATCGTGTAAGAGCGACCAACCCTGCGTTATGGGAGACAGGTTCAGGAGCACCGGACTTTTATCCTAGTCAACACGTGCATAGCGCGGAAATTGACGACAGCTACATGGATCCGAACATTACATTTAATAACTTGTACGCCGAAGGAGATTAAAATGCCAGGACGCAAAACGAACAAAAAGATGCCTAAGAAAATGGGCATGGGCGGTAAGACCGCTAAGAAAATGCCGATGAAAATGAAGCGCGGCGGTTCAACTCGTTCTCGTAGTAAAGGTAAAAAATGAGAAACCTTAGAAACACGGAAATGCCTTATCCGTCCCCTAAAACTCAAAAGGCAGGAGTCCAACCGTCAATCCCAGAACCTTCTAACGAAGGTTTTGCAAAAGCTACGATGCTGGCAGAAAAAACTATCAGCATTCCTGGCAAAAAAGTAAAGACAAAAGGAACTGGCGCAGCTACTAAAGGATTAGATTTTACAAGCTACGTTAACTAATGGACTTTATAAAATATTCGGAGTATTTACTCCGCAAGCTGCGCGAGAGACAAGAAGATCTCGCGCAGACTCTCGCCACTGGTGGCGCACAAGACTTTGTTCAGTACCAACGTGTCGTTGGTGAAATTTCAGGGCTTAATTTCGCTGAACAAGAAATAACTACCCTGCATGGAAGGATGGAAGATGTCGAAGACGACTGAAGACGTTGATTTAAGTAGCATAGGAGCTACCCCAGAACGAGTTCTTAATTTTGGTTCTGATACGCCATTGGAACCTACTAAAGAAAGTATAACCTCTGAAAATTATGAAGCTCATGCAGATAAACTGCCGAACCCTACTGGGTATCGTTTGTTAATTCTGCCGTTTACTCCTCCAGAGAAAACAAAAGGCGGCATTATGTTAGCTAAACAAACTCTTGATAAAGAGCGGATAGCTACTGTAGTAGGGCTTGTCGTAAGAAAAGGCCCAGATGCTTATTCCGATCCAGATAAATTTCCTGATGGCTCTTGGTGTGAAGAGGGTGATTGGGTAATTTTTGGTCGCTACGCGGGAGCTAGGTTTAACATCGACGGAGGCGATATGCGTCTTTTAAACGATGACGAAATTTTAGCTACTGTAAATAATCCAGAAGATATTCTGCAATAAGGTGATATGTAATGGCTGAATCCCAAGATATTGAACTGATACTTCCTGATGAGGAAGTCGATTCTAGAGAAGCGGATGTTCTACAGGAACCTGCGCAAGACTTTGATATGTCTGCTCGAGAAGAAACTGCTTCTAACTCTGATGAATTAGAAGAATACAGCGATGGCGTTAAAAAACGCATTGATAAGCTAACTTATCGTATGCG